ACCTGCTCAGCACGATCCCGGTCGGCATCAGCGCCGGGCTCGAGATCGCCGGGCCGCCGGAGTGGGGCCTGCTGGGCTCGCAGATCCTGGCCGAGACGGCGACCGGCACGCACGGCCCCGGCGCGCTCATCAACGACGGCCTCAACCCCGCGCTGCTGTACGTGCCCGTGCTGCTGAGCCGCAGCGCTCCGGCCTTCACGCTGTACCCCAACGGCAGCTACGAGGGCCCAAACCCGTCGAGCGCGACATATGCGTTGTACGAGCAGGGCACGGGCCGCGTGCTGGCTGGCGACCCGGGCACGATCACGATCTCGACACCGCTGCCGCCCGGCTCCTACCTGCCGCAGCCCACGACCTCGGCCAGCTGGTCCTACCGGCAGACCGCCACCCTCTGGCCGCTGACCGGCCGCGACGAGTGGACCGGCGCTGTCACGCACGGCGCCCCGGCGCTGTTCCTCTGCGACTATGCCGAGGACGACGTGCGCATGCGCTCGGCCAGCGGCGAGGAGTTCACCTCGAAGCTGCTGATCTACACGTCGCTGCCCGGCGTGAAGCAGGGCGACATGGTCAAGATCGGCGCATCTGGCGTGGCCGACCCGTTCGCGGCCGGCGCCGAGGAGGTGCGAGCGGTGCGCACCTGGGCCGACACGTTCAAGGCCGAGGGCGACCCGGACTTCCGCATCGCCACCTGACGGCGCGCGGCCCCGCGGTGGGCCTTCCTAGCATGCCCGGCATGGATCGCAACCGTGTCCGCGTGGTCAACCGCATGCCGCAGTTTCTGACGGCGACGCAGGCCCGCGCCCAGCGCACGGTGCTGACGATGCTGATCCCGATCGGCAGCGAGGCCGCGGGCATGATCCCGCGCGCCACGTCGGACCTCATCAACTCGCAGACGCGCGAGACCGAGATGAACGGCACCGTCGTGCGCGGCCGCATCGGGTTCATGGCCGAGTACGCGGCCGCGGTGCACGAGGCGCCCGGCACGCTGCTCGGCAAGAACGTGCCGCGGCCCAATGGCCTGGGCGTCGTCTGGGGCCCGTCCGGCGAGCCCGAGTTCCTGAAGAAGGGCGCCGAGCAGGCCAAGCCGCTGGTCGAGCAGGCGCTGCGCCGGGGGATGCGGCTGTGAGCATCGCCCAGCGCATCGAGGCCGCGATCCGCCCGGTGCTGCCCGGCGTCGTGCTGTCTTTCGGCCGGATCCACGGCGCACCCGACCCGCTCAAGCGCTACGGGGTGATCCGCCCCGCTGGCGGCAGCAGCGGCGACCGCGTGCGCCGGCCTCAGTTCACGCTCGACCTCATGGGCCTGAAGGACGGCGACGCCACACAGACCGCGGCCCTCGTCGAAGCGGCCATCCAGCGCATGCGCGAGCCTGTCGCCGGCCTGGTGTTCCTGGCCCCGAGCGAGCCCAGCTTCACCACCACCGCCGAAGGGCGGCCCCTTTCTTCGGTCGCCATCGCGGCGATCACCGAAACCGCACCTGTCTGACCGCAGAGGAGAGAGACCATGCCCGCCTACACCGGCCGCGACGTACTGATCGAGTTCGCCATCGGCGACGAAAACGCCACCCTCGGCTCGCTGGTCTTCAAGACCCTCGGGATGATGCGCGGCAAGGGCATGAACGTGAACTGGGACGTGGTCGACGCCACCGGCGACAAGAGCCCGCAGTTCACGCGCCAGAGCCTCGTGACCTACAAGCAGGTCGAGTTCAGCGGCGACGGCGTGGCGTACACCGAGGCCGTGCACAACCAGGCCGAGCTCAAGGCGCACATCTACAACCCGGGCGCCGGCACTGCGAACCAGCCCAAGGCCTGGATCCGCCAGACCGCGCCGGACGGCGTGACCGTCGGCCCGTTCATCTTCAGCGCCTGGGAGAGCGCGTCGCCCTACGACGACGTCGTCACCTGGAGCACGAGCGCGCAGTCGAACGGCGCCGTCACCTTCACGCCGGCCTGACCGCCGCACCACTCAGGAGCCTGAACCATGCCCGCCATCAACAGCATCGAAGCCAACGCCATCGGCGACTTCTCGGCCCCGATCACCACGCTCACGGCCAGCGACACGATCACCTTCAATCCGGGCCGCGTGCAGCTGCTGGTCATCCGCAACCCGACCGGCGGCTCGCTCACGCTCAAGATCGACGGCGACGCCGGCACGACCGTGGCCGTCCCGGGCCTGGGCAACGTCAGCGTTGCGGGCGGCTACGACATCGTCGTCGGCGCAGGCCTGTCGCGCGCCGTGCGGCTGTCGACCATCAGCAGCTACTGCCAGGGCGTGGTGACGCTGACGGGCGCGGCCACTGCGGTCGTGCAGCTGTTCAACATCTGACCGGCCTCTGCCCCGGGCATGCTGGTCGAGCACGGCTTCGTCCGCGCGCAGCTGCCTGACGGGCGCGAGTGGACCTTCACGCCCAGTTTGGGGCGCATGGAGTCGCTCGGTCAATCCGAGCGCGACGACGCCGCTGTCGGCTTCGATCCGACCATCCCGGTGCGAATCTACGCCGAGCTTCACGGCCCGCAGGCACTCAAGGCGGCGCGCGTCGTGTTGCGCCATCTGTGGGACGGCGGCGAGGACCACATAGACGGCGCGCTCGGTTTCTTCGCGCCCGGCCCACTCAGGCCACTGCAATCAGTGTTCGGCGGCGACCCGCCAGCCTGGATTGATGGCGGCATCCCCGACGACGAGCAGATCATCATCGCCCGTCACCTGATGCAGCACGGGATCTGCGGAAGGCCCGAGGGCGAGGCCGGGCAGGAAGGCGGCGGCCGTTACAGCGAGAGCTTCAAAGCGGGCGAGTTCATCACGCTGGCGCGCTCAAGCCTAGAAATGTCGGCCGCCGACGCCGCGGCGCTTTCCATGACCGAACTGCAGCAGCTCATGGCCGTGAAGTTCCCGCCGCAGGAAGGCGCCGCGAAGGGCAAGAACGTGCCCACCCGGGCCGAGTACGAGGCGGCGATGAAGCGGCTGAAGGAGCGGCGCGGTGAATAGCCCGGGTGGCATGAACGTCGGCGGCGTCTACTACGACGTCGAGCTCAACACCGGCCAGCTGCTGCAGGACAGCCGCAAGGCCGACAGCGCCCTGCGCGGCGTCGAGTTCCGCATGGGCGCCGTGGCGCTCGCCGTCAAGGCCCTGGCCGCGGCGCTGGCCCTCATCAAGATGGCCCAGGTCGCCGACGACATGCGCCTGCTGTCGGCCCGGGTCGAGGTGGCTGCCGGCAGCATCGAGCGCGGCGCCGAGGCGATGAACGCGCTGGCGCGCATCAGCGTCCGCACGCAGACCGCGCTGGCCGACAGCGTGCAGGTCTTCACCCGCCTGAACAGCTCGATCATGCAGATGGGTGGCACGCAGCAGGACACGCTGCGGATCACCGAGCTGCTGGCCATGGCGATCAAGGTCAGCGGCGCCAGCGCCACCGAGGCCGCCAGCGCCATGACGCAGTTCGGCCAGGCGCTCGGCTCCGGCCAGCTGCAGGGCGACGAGCTGCGCAGCCTGCTCGAGAACGCGCCGTACCTGATGAAACAGCTGGCCGCCGGCATCGGCGTGCCGGTGGGTGCGCTGAAGAAGCTCGGCGAGGAGGGCAAGCTGACGGCGGATGTCGTGACGGCGGCGCTCACGAAAGCGGCCGGGCAGATCGAGACCGACTTCAAGCGGCTGCCGCAGACCTTCGAGGCCGCCATGATGGCCCTCGTCGACCAGCTGCGCGCGGCAAGCCAGGCGGCCGACGACTTGAGCGGCACCAGCAGCGTGCTCACCGGCGTGGCCAACGGCACCGCCGAGGCCGTGGGCCTTCTCGCAGACCAGCTCCGGGCCGCCACGGGCGAGGCCAACAACCTCGGCCGCAACGACGCCATCGGCGAATGGTCTCGCCGCACGACCCTGGTGCTGTCCTACGTGGCCGACGCCGCCGACCTGACCTGGCAGACGCTGAGCGTGCTCGGCAGGAACGTGGCCTTCGTCTTCCAGGGCGTGGGCCGCGAGATCGGCGGCATCGGTGCACAGATCGCCGCCGTGATGCGCGGCGACCTGGCGCAAGCGGCCGAGATCCGCGACCAGATGGTGGCCGACGCTGCAGCCTCGCGCGCAGCACTCGACGCAGCCGACGCGCGCAGCCTGGGCCGCCGCCAGCTGGCCGGGCAGGCGATGCGCGAGCGCATTGGCGCGATGGGGAACACGGCCGGCAGCTACATGGACCGCAGCGACCGCATGGCGGCCGGCGGCCAGCCGAGCACGCTGAAGGCCCCGCCCGCGCCCCCGCCGAAAGCCAAGAAGGCCGGCGGCGAGAAGGACGCCGGCGACGACGCGCTCGACCAGATCAAGCAGCAGATCGCCGCCGAAGCGAAGCTCGCGCAGATCGAGAGCGACCGCATCCGCCTGGCCGACGAGCGTGCCGCGAAGGAGGCGGCGGCCGAAGAAAAGACCCGGCGCGACCGCGAGCAGGGCCGGCAGTTCGCCGTCGGCGTCATGGGCGAGGCCGACCCCATCGTGCGGCTGCAGCAGGAGCTGGAGGCGAAGAGTGCGCTACTTGTGCAGTACGCGGCGCTCGATGAACAGAACCTCGCGCTGTACGCGCAGGCAAAGGTCGCGCTCGAGCAAGACACCGCCGCGCGCATCACCGAGATCCTGGCCGGGCAGGAAGAGAAGCGCCTCGCCCTGCAGTCGCAGGCCCTGAACGCCTACGGCAGCCTGTTCGGCAGCCTGGCTGACCTGTCCAAGCAGTTCGCGGGTGAGCAGAGCGGCATCTACAAGGCGATGTTCGTCGCCTCGAAAGCCTTTGCCATCGCCGACGCGATCCTCAAGATCCAGCAGGGCATCGCCAATGCC